CCACCAGCTGCATCCTCAAATGCGGGAGGGCTTCCAGCACCCGTACTTGTTAGTACCTGCCCATCTGTGCCCGGGCCTACAGCTACTGGGTCACCAGAAGCATCATATGTTATAACCTGACCATCAGTCCCGCCAGCCATTTTAGCAAGGCTTATTACATTATCAGCTATGCCAGCTGCTGGAACGCTAGCATCAGTACCCATTAAACTAGCGAGTCTGCGTGCTTTAGAAAATGCCATTATTGTTCCTCCCAAGTTTTTGTATCTTCATTCCATACATATCTTTTATCATCATCGGGGTACGCTACAGGACAATCCCACTGATAAGTAGTTGAATTGAAAGCCCAACTTTCATAGGGCTTTGGCCTAAAAAATCCAGTCCCATCATAATGACATCCGATTCCTGCATAATTCTTTCTCTCTCTAGCCTCATCACCATTAATTACAGACTGGTCTGCGGCGGCTTCATTTGTTGCGGGGTCGCAGTAAATACCTCCGTGCATATTATAGGAAGTTTTCACCCAAGTACCTTCTAAAGTTGCAATATGGTCTGCTTCTGCAACAATTACACTTGTTACTATATTATCTTCAACTCGTGCAAAATGACTCATGCTGTATAACTCCCTGAACTGTTATAAATTAATATCGTATCTGATCCGCTTGTACTAACACTGGGACTGCCAGTAGTCGTACCGCTATAACTTGCAGTTGGTATTCTAAGAATAACAACGCCTGAGCCGCCACTAGCTTGGGCGGTAGTCCAAGGAGTTGCGCCACCACCACCACCGGTATTAGCCGTTCCAGATGTTGCCGCAGTTTGGGTATTAACTACCCTGCCTCCAGCACCTCCTCCGAACCCCGGACTTGCTCCACCGTAGTAGTAGCCGCCACCGCCTCCACCGCCCGCGCGGTCTACAGAAGAGCCAGTTATACTTGAAGCAAGTCCTGCACCACCCGTAGAGCCACTCGTGGTAGTATACTGTACACCTACGGCACCTGCCCCTCCACCTCCAGCGGCACCGCCACCCATATCAGAATTTCCGGGTCCAAGACCTCCTCTATAGCCTTGACCGGCAGTACCCTCTCCGGGATCTGCAGCAGCTCCGTCATCCGTAGTACCAACACCTCCGCCAGACCCGCCATCTGCACCGTGGCCCTTGAAATTATATGCGTAGCCGGTTCCAGAACCGAGACCGGTTGCTGTAAACACTGTACCTACGTTATTATTGGCTGCACCTATAAGAGTGAAGTCTGTTGTGCCTACAGATAGTATGCGGTAAGGCTGGCCAACAACAAAATCGCGGTTGTATTGCTCGCCTGGGCCTGCGTTATTAGTTAAAGCGTAATTCCCGCCACCGCCTCCACCAAGAGACGTGATTGTAGTTATACCGCTTCCTGCAATCGAGGAAGGGTTTCCATTGGCAAGTGAAGGGGTAACATTAGTTGCATTTCCAATTGTACCAGCACCTATTGTTATTGTATGCTGGACCCCAACCTCAACTTCTAAAGGGTCTTCAGAACTCCCTCCTCCACCTGATGTTTCTGATGCGTAACTATTTCGGTAGCCTCCAGCACCTCCACCCCCTCCATATGAATAACCGCCACCGCCACCGCCACCAATGACAAGATACTCAATCTCGTAGGTTGCAGCGCCAGAAGCGCCAACACCAAAGCCTAATGTTCTATAACCGAAAGACATTATTTATTCCTATGCATCATTAGCAGCATCAGTAGTAAAGAACAGTTTTATACCTAGTAACCTTACATCACCTGTAAAGGTATCGCTGCCATCTGCTGCATCTCTGTAAACTTGAAAAAAGCAGAGATCGTCATCGGCTGGCGATCCTCCGATTGTAATATCGCCACTCACAGCAGTCACTTGCACATCTTCTATAGTTCCAATTCCAGCATCCGTAACCTCTACAGCCGTTCCAAAAGCAGTATCAGCTAAGTCACTATCACCACAAGCAAGTCCTTGAAGACCAATAATAGCATTGTCTGTGTTTGTATTACTTGGACTCCAAAATGCTTGAAACTGAACAACACCTAAATTCCATGATTTAGGAAATGCTACAGTAAACTGTGCGTATTCCGCCGTACCTGGATCAAAATCTAGAACTTTTAATTCTGGCCGTTGTGCTGTAGTTTCTACCTGCTCTAAGTCTGAACAGGGGTTTGTAGTTGTCGGGTACATGGCAGCTGCTGGAACCCATATAGTTTGTTTTCCTGCCTGCGCTAAAGTGCCTGCACTAGCGAGTTTATTTAACTCTGCACCCGTTGCAGTGACAGCAACGCCTCCTAGTGTAAGGGTTCCGCCAACTTTAATGCCGCTCCCTGTTAAGTCAAGATTATCTCCTGACGGCAGCTCCTTTATATTACTATTTGTTGAATCCACTACAAGTGGAAATCTATCTGCCATTATTCTACTCCTACATTAACTGTGCCCGAACGAGTTGTTACTATTATAGTTGTCCCTTGTGACAACTCTAACGTTACTGTAGCAGCTCTACCAATTATTTTAAGTATCGCTGTTTCTGCTGGTTGTTCTCCTATAAAAGGCATTTTAGCTCCCTAAAGTTGGCTGTGTATCTGGGAAGGCTCCTGTTGAAGGCCAGTCCCTAAGTTCTTGTCTATAAGTTTTATGCGCTACTAATTGCGGGTGGTCTGTTACAGCGACAATCCAATCTGTATCTTTTAATTCTTGGTCTCTCCACTCTCTAGCCTCTACTTCACCAAAATGTAGTTCATATCGCGGTACAATTACCTCTTCATAGGAAGCATAAGTAGCTTTGACATAATCTTCTGTTGCTTGTATGAAATTTTTATTACCGTCACTATCTGTTACATTAAATTTAGCCATTATAAATACTCCACAATTGAGATAACGACAAGTCCTGACCCGCCACTTCCACTAACGGAATAAGGCGCGGTAGCATAGTAAGCAGAAGCACCGCCCCCACCGGCTCCAAATGACCCTTGCCCCCCGTATGTTATAGAGCCACTAGTGGCTGCCGTGGCTCCCCCACCTGCACCCCCGAAAAGCCCTCCCATTACATTTGCCTGTTTGTAGCTACTAGGATATGAATATCCTTGTCCACCTGCGCCCGGACCAGCGGCAAATCGACCATTAGTTATTGTTGCGTTCCAAGAAGAACCGATTAAGCCATCAAATATACTATTTCCTTGCCCTTGCATCAGGTTCCAAACTATATCTGTGTAAGTACCCCCATCATCACTATACTGTCCATATAAACCACGAAACGTATAGTCATAATTAGCTACGCCAGGTTCTTGATACGCTTCAGTAGTTGTTCCAGCGTACTTATGCGTAGTTGAAGAGGGGGACCATCCTTTTCCGAACATCGTACCGCCTATAGCAGTAACTTGGAGATTGTTACCTGAAGAATCTTGAGCGTCTGCATCCCCACCTTCTCCACCTACACCCGCACCACCACCACAGGCAGTTTTCTGGTATCCACCCCCAGAAAGAGTTGCATTTCCACCACGATACCCAAGCCCAAATATTCCAGCAGACCCACCGCCTCCTGCACCTAGATGATAACCTGAGAAGGAACCAGCAGTACAAGCAGCAGCTCCACCTGCTCCACCTGCGGCATTAAAAATATTGCCGTCTGTAGTAGCAGCACCTCCAGCACCGCCAGCGCATGAATCTAGTTGGTTATTAGCCGCCTTTGCACCTCCGCTTCCATAGTTAGCGGTCATTAAAACGGTTGCGCCCGTAACGCCAAAAGTACTGTTTCCCCCGTTACCTCCAATAGTTTGTCCAGAAACAGAGGCACCTCCAGCTCCAACTGTTGCGGTATAGCTAGTACCCGAAGATAGCGTTAATAAACTTTTCGCAACACCTCCAGCACCGCCGCCGCCTGTAAGAATACAATGTCCAACACTAGGAGCATAGGAAGCGCCACCCGCTCCCCCACCGCCAATAACGGTGACGATAGCTCTACAATTCATTGGGCATGTCCAAGCGGTAGTTTCAGAAAAAAGAACCTCATTAATTACCGCTTGACCTGCTGCTGCTCCTATAACTGCCATATTATTCTCCTAAAGTATGGCCCATCCGATAGCAGCATCGTCAGTAAAAACGAGCTGCACGGCATTACCTGTTGGCATAGTAGCGTCTTCTGCCACACTATCTATTTTTTCTGAGTTTCGCCCAACAGTAAGTAAAGCGGCCCCTACATTTTTTAAAACGACTGTATCTCCTTGGCTAGGGCTAGCGGGTAAAGTTATTGTAAATGCTGTTGAAGCATGGTTAGCAATTAGTTGATCCCCAGAGACTGCGGTATAAGTTGTTGTTTTCACTAGCCAAGCGTTATATAAACCTCCACTTGCAGCCCAGGAATTATCACCACGTAAAAAAGTCGTAGCGTTAGCAGTACCTGAGGCCGACAGTTCATCAATACCAATAGCATCATCTGCCATAGCTGCTGCTATTACCGCATTATCGTCTATTTTTGCAGAAGTAATAGCATCATCAGCAATTTTTGCGGCAGTAATAGTACCGTCACTAATTCCTACTTTTTCAGGACTTTTTCCAAGGAAAGGCATTAGGTAATCTCCATAATCCCTAAGGTTGCGTCAATGGATGATGTAGCTCCCGCTTTTACTCGTAATTTATCATCTGTTTCTAAAATATATTTTTGTCCCGCTAATACTTCTAAAGTTGTTCTTGCGGGTATACTTACTGCTTCAAGAAGCCCATAGTCTTCCCCTGCAGTACCATGAGAATTAGCATCCTCCCATTGCACACTAACAGTTACAGCATTTGCTGTCTTATTACAGAGTGCTAAACCAAGGATTACTGTAGTTACTCCACTACCAACGGTGTACATATCCACGTAGCTTGTTCCTACGTCTAGTTCTCCGTGACTTTTAAATGTATTTGCCATAATTTTATCCTAATGCGATTGCCAATGCTGTGGCGGTTGACGCAGCTTCATCTGCTGTTAATACACCCGTTCCTTCCGCAGAAAAAGTTAGTTTTCCAGTGTCTGTAGTTACTATATCACCTGCTATTGAAGTCTCTTCTAATACTACAGTAGTACCATTACTTGCTGTATAGTCAGTACCATTATCAAGAAGAACACCATTATAAAATACAAGTATTTCTCCTACTGTATAAGTTACTGAAAAACTTTCGTTTGCCGCCCCTGCACATGTAAATTCAGTAACAGAAGCTGTACTTACACTTCCTGTAATTGCCTGTACTGATGATACTATTGGTGAAGTTGACATATTAGCTCCCTAAAGTTGGCGGTGTATCTGGAAAGTCACTAGTTGACGGCCAGTTCCTAAGTTCTTGGCGGTAAGTTGTTAAATTAGCTGTATTTGGATAGTCTGGTAGCCCTATAAGAGTATCTGTTCTTAAAAGTTCCTGATCTCGCCACATTCTACCTTCTAATTGTTTCTCTGATAGCATAGATACATCTGAAAGAGTAGTATCTAAAAATTCGTGGGAGTACCCATCACTTGTAGGAAAAGTTTCTTGTGCAAAATCCATTTCGCCTATTATATTCCTACTTACACCATCTTTTGTAATTTTAATAGTTGCCATTTTTAGCTTCCTAACGAAATTGGAATAATAATTACTCCACCGTTCCCGCCTGCGGGACTGTAGATGGTCGGACCAGCATGGTAACTAAGAGTACTACCTCCACCCCCTCCTAAAGATGCCCCACCTTGAGATGCATATTGGTAAAGGTTGCTCATCGCATTTCCTCCTGAAAGAGGAGCACTAACCGCACCATACTGGTAATACGGATTTGAGCCGCTGTAATACGGGCCATGACCCGTGAAACCGCCTTCACCTGGTGCACCTGCTGGAAGCATATGCCTACCAAACTGCACATTTAGGGAAGTGTTAGGAGCTGCTTCATTGTGGTAGTTGGCTTGTTGGATATTAAGAGGCGAAATAAACCAATTATTAGCGTCGAGTCTCCCATATGGTTTACTGATACTTGGGTGTGTGCCAGAGGGTATATTTTCAGCCATGTAGCCGTTCCCCGCCGCCGTTGTTGGAATACCCGTTCTGCCAGCTTCCCATAAGCCAACCGCACCTCCCGCGGTAACTATGCCATCTGTAGTCACAGCAGGCTGACCTCCTCCTACATTATTCATTAAGGTACCACCACTAGCAGTACCTCCTGTGAAGGCACTAAGATCTCCGGTGGCATGGCTAGCTCCACCATCTCCTCCGCCCCCCGTCATTATGTCAATTGCGGTTCCCCCTGAATTATCAAAAGTTGAATCAGCACCATCATTGGGGGTCTCACTGCCGGTAATAGCTTGGTTTACTCCTCCAGCCCCTATAACAACACTATAATTCTGAACCGCTAAAGTAAGTTTAGAAACAGCACAGCCTCCCGCTGCCCCACCTTGACAGCGAAAAGTAGCAGTAACTTCTCCACCACCTCCAGCGCCGCCGCCGCCTATTACAAAAACATAGGCTTCCATTACAACTGGACAAGCCCAGGTCGTAGACGACGAAAACGTAATTGGAAAATTCGTAATGGCTCCGCCACCTCCGCCTGCTGCTGCTCCTAATATTGCCATAATTACACCTCGAACCAGCCGATTGTTCCATCGACATAAACTAACTGTACTGAGTTTCCTTGGGGGAGACTTCCATCTTCATCCGCTGAATTAATTTTCTGACTGCTAGTACGCGCTAATGTCACTGTAGCCGACCCCGCATTAGCTATAACTATCGTATCTCTTGCCGAACCAGAAGGTAAAGTATGAATCCTTGCAGTACTATCATTACATAAATATTGTCCTTTAGCTTCTAAATTAGTAGGGGTAGTAGTAAGTATAGTCCAATCACTATAAGCGCCACCTACAGCAGTCCAAGTGTTATCGCCGCATAAAAAAGTTGTACCTGAAGCAGTACCAGTTGCTGACAGTTCATTGATACCAATAGCGTCATCTGCCATAGCTGCTGCGCCTACTGCGTTATCATCTATTTTAGCGGCAGTAATAGCGTCATCATCTATTTTAGCAGTAGTAACGGCCTCATCTGCTATAACATCTGTTGTAACTTGTGTCTGAGCCATATTAGCTTCCTAATTCGGGCCGTGTATCAGGGAAGTCTCCAGTCGACGGCCAGTCCCTGAGTTCCTGTCTATAAGTTTTATAGGCCGCATGCTGAGGATGGTCTGTGAGAGGGAAAATCCAATCTGTACCTTTTAATTCTCGGTCTCTCCAATCCTTTTCTCTCTGTGCAATTTCTGAATCAGATTTAGTTCGAAGAGGCTCTAACTCATAGCTTACATAGTGTGCTTTGGCAAATTCCTCTGAGGCTATTATTTTACTGACGTTGCCATCATTATCTGTTACACGATAAGTACTCATTATAACATCTCCACAACTGTTATCACTACTAAGCCTTGGCCGCCTCCACCGCTGTAGAAGGCATAAGAAGAACTAGTAGTATACCCTGCATTAGCGCCCCCACCAGCTCCATAACTACCTTTAGCACCATTCGAATGGGCATTACCATAGGAAGAATCTTCACTATTAGGGGTGATTCCGCCACCGCCACCAAAAAGCCCTGGAAGATGCCAACCATACTGAGTACCTACCATTGCCCAATACCCAGAACCTCCTGCTCCGGGGCCAGAGAATCTTGTAGTAGAGTCTAAACTCTTTCTACCCGGAGACCCATGTAATCCATGAAAAATACTAGCGGGAGTACCCGCCATTCCCCTAGAGGAATCATATTGATCTGTCCAGGCACCTGCGCCTGCAACAGCACTATGCATATTAAACAATCCTGTTTCAGTATAATCATCCGAGTCACAGCTAACTATTCTTCCTGTATTATCAAACATATTTCCATCATTGGGATAAACGAGGGTAATACTTTCTCCATCTCCCCAAGCAGAGCCTCCACCTCCTCCAGCTGTACCATTTGATCCTACAGAAGTAGCATCTCCGCCGTTACCATTAACACCAGCACCTCCCCCTAAAGCTATTTTATTTGCGCCTCCAGTGTTGCATATTGCATTACCTCCTCGATGAGATTTACCAAAAATACCAGCGGCTCCACCGCCTCCAGCAGCAATATGAATCCCATAATCTGCGTAATCAGGAACCGCTCCACTTCCTCCAGCACCTCCAGTGCAATTAAATATAGTACCTCCTGAGGCAGCGCCTCCAGCACCTCCGGCTTGGGTAGTCACAGCATTAGCGCCTCCAGCACCTAAACCCCCAGAGCCTAAATTGCCCGCCATATTGTCTATATCAGAGCCTTGAAATTCACTATTTCCCCCACCATCATTACCATCAGCATTATCTACAGAAGCTCCGCCGGCTCCAACAGTAATTGTATAAGTAACAGAAGAACTCAGTGTTAATAAACTTTTAGCACAGCCTCCCGCGCCTCCACCAGATCCAACATAGGATCGGTGATCTCCATCATCCTTATAAGAACCACCTGACCCTCCTGGGCCTATAACTGTTACATAAGCTCTACAATCATATGGGGGAACCCAGGAAGCAGAAGACTGAAAAAGCCATTCATGAATTATTGATTCGCTACTTGCTCCAAATGTATAAGCCATTTATATCTCCTTCCATCCTAAAGCAGTAGTTACATATACTATTTGCATTGCTTTTGTAGAAGCTAAAGTACCATCTTGATCTGCGCCTTCTATTTTTAAACCATTTCGTGCGATTGTTACAAGCCCCGCACCTACATTTTTTATAATCACTGTATCTCCTGCACTAGCACTTGATGGAAGGGTAAGTGTTCTTGCGGCCGCGGAGTTCATAATTATCTGCTCACCACTATCAACTACTGTATAATTAGTATCGGTTTTAACTGCCCATGTAGAATATAAACCGCCGCTTGCTGCCCAAGTATTGTCACCCCTTAAAAAAGTCGTATCGTCAGCAGTGCCAGTTGCAGCTAATTCGGCAATACCAACAGCGTCATCTGCTAGTTTCGCCTGTGTTACAGCATTATCAGATAGTTCTGAAACTGTAATAGAGTTTGCCGCTAAGTCTTCTGCTACAATTACATCTACTGCTATCTTGGCTGAAGTAACAGAATTATCTTGAAGTTTTACCGTCGATACGGTGTCATCTTCCGGCACCCCAATTACAAAAGCAGTTGCGGCATATCGTATTACTTCAATACTTGTTAAATTAGCAGGAGCAGTAGAAAATGTAAGTGTAGTTCCGCTTATGCTATAAGTTGACTTCTCCTGATAAACACCGTTTAAATATACTTGAGTATTCTTTTCG